TATTGAGGCTAAAGAAACTACTGGCAAATTGGTTGAATATGCAGTTAATGAAATTAAGCAAGCAGCTAGTTCTCATCCAAGACCTAAGCAAGCCAGGCGAATAGCCGATGGAGTTCGCATCTCGAAGAGTTCTAGAATCGGTGAATTTTCGCTTGGTTTTGCTGGTCAAAAGTTTTCTGGCGGTGCTACAACTCAATTGAATCAAGATCGTGGTAGTGGTCCAGGTATTCTTGCGGGTGTTGAATTTGGTTCTAATAAGTTGAAAAACTTTCAATCAAGAACACCTAGATTTGGAATCCGCGGAAACCAAGGTTATTTTATCTGGAATACTCTTCGTAGAATCCAACCGCAAATAATTCAACAATGGGAAGAATCATTCGCTAAGATTTATAAGAAATGGGATGACTAATGGCTTCAGGTTCTAGAACCCTTAAACTATCCATCCTCGCGGATATTGATGATTTAAAGAAAAACCTAAACACTGGTTCGAATGATGTTCAAACCTTCGGCGATAAACTAACTAAGTTTGGCAAAATCGCTGGTGCTGCATTTCTTGCCGCTGGTGTCGCTGCCGTTGCCTATGCGGGCAAATTAGCCGTAGATGGCGTTAAAGCAGCCATAGAAGATGAAGCTGCGCAGTTACGCTTAGCCGCATCCTTAAAGAACGTTACAGGGGCAACTGATGCCCAAATAGCGGCAACTGAAGATTATATTCTCAAGACTTCACTGGCCAATGGCGTTACAGATGAAGAACTTCGACCTTCACTAGATCGCTTGGTTCGTTCAACCAAGGATGTTGCAGAAGCGCAGAAATTGCAGAGCCTGGCATTAGATATTGCCGCTGCAACTGGCAAGTCATTAACTCAAGTTTCAGAAAGCCTTGCTAAGGCTCATGATGGGAACTTCGGATCATTAAAGCGCCTAGGCGTTAGCATCGATGAAAATATAATCAAGTCTAAGGACTTCGATGCTGCTACTGCCGTATTAGCCAAAACTTTCAAGGACCAGGCTTCCATTCAAGCTGACACCTTCGATGGCAAGATGCGCAGACTTAAAGTCGCATTTGATGAAGGCAAGGAAACAGTAGGCGGGTTTATCTTAGATGCCATTACTCCAATGGTTTCATTATTCGTTGATAAAGCCATTCCTGCTATTTCAGAATTCGCTGCTAACTTCAAGGATAATGTTCTTCCAATCCTTAAGTCAGTTTGGGATTTCATTAAAGGTTTATTCACTCCAATCATCGAAGGCGTAAGAGAAGCATTTGCCAACGTTTCAGAAGCAGTAAGCAATAACTCAACAGAATTAAACAAGTTCCTTGTATTCGTCAAAGCGATTTACGAATTCGGCAAAACCTACTTAGCGCCATTTATCGGCGAAGTTCTGGGAGCAGCATTCAAGGTTCTTGGCGTTGCTATTAGTGGCGTAATCGGATTCTTCTCAACCCTAGTTGGTTTAATTGATAAAGCATATAAAGCTCTTGTGGCTTTCGTGAACTTCATTAAGAATAACCCAGTTACCCAAGGCATCGCTGGTGTATTTGGCGGCGGTCGCGCTTCAGGCGGTCCAGTATCTGCTGGGACTACTTACCTAGTTGGCGAGAACGGCCCAGAACTATTTACCTCATCCAGCAGCGGAACAATCATTCCTAATGGTGCTATGGGCGGTTCTGGAACAACAGTCAATATCACAGTCAATGGCGCACTAGACCCAATCTCTACTGCCCGCCAAATTGCTAACCTTCTAAACCGAGAAGCAACAATTAACGGATCATTCAACCGCGTTGGTTCATCGCTATTGGTGGGTGCATGACCGCCTGGAATCCTCAACCGACAGTAGTCATAAATGGAACTGCCCATACTTCTTTAACTCTATGGAACGTTTCAATTGGATTTGGTCGCACTTCTATTTGGGAACAGGCTCGCGCTAGCTTCGCAAATATTTCAATCCTAAACACCACTGGCACTGACCATGGGTTCGATATGAACCAGGTTGTTGTGGTTAAGGTTAAAAACTCTGCTGGTGCAGATGTAACGTTATTTACAGGCAAGATAACCAGCGTTGATAACTCGATTAGTTCTTCGGGATCAGTCGGAACTGCGGCTATTCAAACAATCACTGCGGTTGGCCCATTTGCTGACATGAGCCGAAAGATTATCGGCGGTTCAGCTTGGCCTAAAGAATATGATGATTTGCGCATGACACGAATTTTTGACGATGCTGGTGCTTCAATTGATGTGGTTGATACTCCTGGCGTTTATGAATTCATGGCAGTAACTCCACCAGTTACAGATGCCTATTCACTAGCTGCAACTTATGCAACCCAAGCATTCGGCTATATTTACGAAACACCAAACTATGAAGTTGGTTTTGCTAATGAATCTCATCGATTCGTGGACCAACGCGATAATGGCTATTTGACGATTCCTAACTCTTATATTTTATGGGGAGATGTTGCTTCCCAAAAGACTCTGGCAGATATTACAAACTCGGTTATTGTGTCTTATCGAGCAGGATCAGAATCAGCAGAAGATTTAACAAGCCAAGCAACCTATGGAATTGTAGCGGCTTCAGTAGATACAGAACTCCATAATGCCGCAGATGCTCAAGTTCAAGCAGATCGTTATGTGGTTCTAAGAGCTTATCCAAGAACTTCTTTATCTTCATTCACAGTCCAGGTTGATTCAAGCGTGGTTACGGATGCTGATAGAGATAAATTCTTAGCCATGGCCATGGGTGAACCCATTCAGATTAACACTCTTCCAATCCCAATTAAGAACACTACTTACAAGGGATTCGTTGAAGGATATTCATTTTCAATAAACCGATACCAAATGTCGCTGACATTAAGCACAAGCGACTTTACCTATTCCGTAACACCGACTCGCTGGCAGGATGTTCCTGCGGCCCTAATATGGTCAGCGGTTGATCCTGCGGTAGAATGGGTTACCTATGACTAAGGAGAACGATGGCAACAAGTCCTAACTATGGCTGGGCTGAACCAGACAACACCGCTTATGTGAAAGATGGCGCATTAGCGATGCGAACCCTTGGTAATGCCATCGATAGCACAGTTAATCAAATTGAAAACTTTCAAGGCGCAAACCCTCATCCATTCCTACTCATGGGAGCTTAATCATGGCAACAACAACCTACAAAATCCTAGGACAATCTGCTCCTGCATCTACGGCTAACGCTGATTTAATTACAGTCGGAGCTTCTAAGTCGCAGATAGTTTCAACTCTTCATATTGCTAACACAACCGCTACCGATGCAATCGCTCGCGTGTTTGCTCGAATTGCTGGCGCTGCTGCGGCTACTGGTAATGCGGTTATTTACGATGTAACAGTTCCAGGCAACGGCTTCCTATCTTTAACTCTTGGCATAACCCTTGCGGCAACGGATGTGGTAACAGTTCGCACTGGCACTGCTAATGCTCTTACTTTCACTGCATTTGGAACGGAGATCGCATAGCATGGGCGTAACTAGATTTCCTGGCGCAACAACTCGCCAACAAGACTTTACTTCTAGCGGAACTTGGACATGTCCTAGTGGTGTTTATTCTGCCAAATTCTTAGTAGTCGGCGCAGGTGGCGGCGGTGGCGGCACAAGTCAATTAGTAACGGAATACTCGCAAGGCGGTGGCGGTGGCGGTGGAGCAGTAAAAGAAATTGATTTGAATGTAACTCCTGGCACTTCTTACACAATTACAATTGGCGCAAAAGGCACTGGTGGGGCTGCTGCTACCGCTGGTGGTAATGGCGGATTCTCTGAAATTCTTAATGGTGCAACTTCTTTAATTAAATGTTATGGCGGCGCAGGTGGCGATGGAGTTGCGCTAGGAGCTTCAATAGTCGCAACAGTTACACAAACTCGCGGTAGTGGCGGCGGTGCTGGAAATAATGGCGCGATAAATAGAGCCGCAGGTGGCGGCGGCGGTGCTAATTTCAGTTTAGGTTTTACTCCTACTGCTTCAACACCTACTAACGGAGAAGGCGGCGCAGGACGGCTTAGTTCTAATACTGGAGTGGCTTCAATTCAGGCAACTGGCGGCCCCGGAGTTAATGGATACGGAGCTGGTGGTGGTGGTGGATTCGTTTATTCTGGAACTTTAATAGCAACCGCTCAAGGTGGCTCTCAATATGCTGGAGATGGTGGAGTCCGTTCAACTGCTGGAGTAACTAACGGCGGAGCGGCGGTAGCAAATACAGGTTGCGGCGGCGGTGGAGCAGTAGCGTTTTTAAGCGCAACTTCAACAACAGGCGGCAACGGAGCTGATGGATTAGTAAGGGTGGTGTATTTTGCCTAGATTCGCAATTATAGAAAATGATGAAGTGGTGAATGTAATCGTTGCAGATTCAGCGTTTATCAAAGAATCAAAGATTAAAGCAACTGAATGTGGAGATGAAGTCTGCCCAGGTTGGAAATTCGTAGATAAAGAATTTATCGCGCCAGAGCCTAATTACGCTCCAGTGGTAATCGATGAAACCATTCCTGAGTAAGTCTGGCGAAACTCTACGTCGCCAGATAAATGCTTCCTTCCCAGATAGAGATAAGCGTTCGGATGGATGGATCGGAGATTCTCGCCATTCAGCAACTAAGTCGGATCATAATCCTGCTTCACCATCGGGGGTTGTTCGTGCCATCGATGTTGATAGCGACCTGGGTGGGCCAGCCAATAACGCATACTATTTGGCAAATCAACTTAGACTCTTGGGCAAAACGGATAAGAGAATAAGTTATGTGATTTACAACGGCAAGATAGCAAGTCGAATTATGTTCTGGAAATGGCGCAAGTATTCGGGCGACCCACACACCAGCCATATTCATATCAGCTTCACACCACTGGGAGATCAAGACAAAAGCAAGTTCAAATTACCAATCCTAGGAGAAGAATGAATATCAAAAATCCATTAGTTCTAACCGCTGGCGCATTCTTATCAGCTTGGGCTGCATCCAATTTCGACATCGACTATCGCGCAATTCTATGGGCGGTTTTAGCGGGCGTGTTCGGATACGCAACTCCTAAGAAGTAATGTCAGGGCAAGACTTCGCGGCAATCCTTGTTGCGATAACAACAGTTCTGGGCGGTATAACTGCCATGATTAACTTCTTAATCAAACACTATCTAAGCGAATTGAAACCGAACTCTGGTTCTTCACTTAAAGACCAAATGACACGACTTGAAGAACGTGTAGATGAACTCTTTATTGTCCTAAGTAGAAAGTAGAATTTCGTCATGGCAAGAAAAACGAAAGTCATCGATGATACTTATTCTGCCCTAGAAACCTGGTGCATTAGTTTGAATGAGTATTACAAAGCTCTTCGCAAGGCTGGCTTCGCTACTGATATTGCCATGGCTCTAATCATGGATAGAGATTCTTATCCTGACTGGATTCTTCCAAAAATACCTGACACCATCGATCCTTCAGAGTTCGAGGATGAGGACTAAACTTGAAGAAAATTGTCGTAATATCGGACCTGCAAGTTCCCTATCATGACGAAAGAGCAGTTAGAAATGTTGCGGCTTTTATCCGCAAATTCAAGCCAGATCAAGTCATTACAATTGGCGATGAAATCGACCTGCCACAAATCAGCCGATGGACCGAAGGAACTCCAGGATGGTTCGAGCAATCACTGGGAGCTGACCGCGATGCAACTATCGAGATATTGTGGGATTTACAAGTAACGGACATGATTCGTTCAAACCATACTGATCGACTCTATAACGTCATTATGAAGAAGATTCCTGCATTCCTGGCATTACCAGAATTGAAGTTTGAAAAGTTCATGAAGCTAGATGAATTGGGTATTAAGTTCCATCGTAAACCGCTAGAGTTCGCGCCTGACTGGATAGCCATTCATGGCGACGAAGGCAGCGTAAAGCCCACACCAGGTTTAACGGCCCTTGAAGCGGCTCGTAGGCATGGCAAGAATGTGGTTTGTGGACATACTCACAGAGCGGGCCAATCGGCCTTCACAGAGGCTTCTGGGGGCGTTTTAGGGCGTGTTCTGCGTGGGGTTGAGGTTGGCAATCTAATGGACTTCAAGAAGGCTGGATATACCAAGGGAGTCGCTAACTGGCAACAGGCATTCGCAGTGTTTTACGTGGACAAAAAAGCCGTAACGAACACCATAGTTCATATTGAAAAAGATGGATCATTCGTATTTGAAGGCAAACGCTATGGCTGATTCCTGCTGCGGCGAAGAATGGCTGGGATTTGAAGAAGATTTCGTTATCAAATCGTTATCAAAATATGCCCTAATGAGGTTGATTTAACCAGTAAAGGGTGAAACCCTTGTCTTATTCACAACCCTTGTGGATAGATACGGGAGCATCAAATGAGCAAAATGAAGGAACTGCACTACGATTTAACTATTGCAGCAGAAGAAGATACCCAATTGGGTCATGCCGCTAGATACCTACTCAATGGGTGGGCAGTTATGCCACTAAAGCCAAAATCAAAAGACCCTCACTTTGACCTAATCAAGAAGGCTTACTTATCAGCAACAACTGACTGGGAGCTTGTGAAGTTTTGGTTTCAATGTGATCCAAATGCAAATGTCGGAATTGCTTGCAAGCCATCTGGCCTAATCGTTATTGATGTTGATTTCCGTAATGGTGGAGAAGTCATCGAAGAGTTTGAACCAACTTACACAGTCAAAACCAGTGATGGCTATCACTTCTACTACAACCTGGATTCC